TCCGTGGGCTCCTCCACCGGCTCCCTCATGGGCTTGCGACCACGATCTTGTACGGGGGTATCGTCCTCAATTTCTATATCAAGTTTGTCCTCTTCAGCAGCAGCTTTCGCCTGCTTAGTTTCCTTTTCATCAGGAAACTCATAGTCATCATCAAATTTTGTTGCCATGATTTACTCCTTACGATGCACGCGTAATACCACGCGGGTCTTCCACAACTGCTTCAACCGAGTCATCGTTGATGATCCGGAATTCACGGCCATGAATTTTCAGGCGAGTTCCTGAATTTGGTCGGACGATGACAAAGTCACCTTCCTTGCACGACGGCCCACTGGGGAACCGGGTTGTGTCTGCGTATGCGTCAGGGCCCAACTTCACGACGAACAGAACAGGGGTAAGCACCTCTTCGTACATCATGGCTTGGCTGGACTTTACGATACCTACTTCACTATTAGCGTACGCTTCCATAGCTTCGGGGACTACGCAAAGAAGCATAAATCTCTTCGGATCAGGCAGTTGCTTCGCCTTCTCCTCAGCTGATTCGTTCAGAATCCCCGAAAGGTCTACCGCAGCGACATTAAAATCAGTCATCACTCATCTCCGATCTTTGCACGAGGTCTTTGATTATGGATTCTGCATGGGTCAGACCCCGGATAACCCCGCAGACATGACGGTACTCGTCAAAACTTTTCGCACCACCGTTTGATAGGTGGGATACCTGATCGTCACGGAGCTTATTAATCTCCTTGACTGTTATGGATAAGAGTATGTGATCGCTCAATTTTTATCCTTTCTAGTAGACCTAGTGTCGTACTGGCGTTGTTGCATGGACATTTGAGCGCGATGTTTGGCAGCGTCAATCCCCATACGAACCCCCTCCGCTTCCATCTGCTGTTTGAGTTTGTCTCGCGCAGCGGCTGCTGTTGCCCCCACCTGCATGGCCGCGATCTCTTTCTGAGACTCAATCCGAGCTCGCTCAATCTCAAGCTGATCGGCCTTAGCTGCTGCCTCGGTCTGCATCTTCTGCTGCTTGAGCTGGAGCTCACCCTGCTTGATCTGGAGTTCTTGCATCTGCATCTGAACAATCGGGTCTTGCATTTGTTGCTGCGCCTGCTGTTGTTTGGCTTCCTGTTGATCACGCTGCAAGAGAATGGCGGATGCCTTCGCAGACATCATGGCAATCTGATCAGCCATCTCCGGTGAAATTTCTTTGTTGGCCTCTTCGCCCGGCAGTGGTGTGCCCAGCTGCATCTCAACCTGTTTGCGATACTCAAACGCAATATGCTCGTTGATGTGTGCCATCGCAGCAGCCTGAATGGCCTGCGCTTGCGGGTTCATCTGCATCAGCTGCATGATCTTCGGGTTCTGCATCGCAGCCATGTGGACTTGAATGTGCGCCTCATGGTTCTGCTGGATGAACGCTTTGACCGGCTTGCCAATCAGCAAGTTCTGATTCTCCTGCACTGGGTCTTGCGGCACCGCATCATCTTCGATCGGTACAAGCTTGCTCGCGTTCTTAATACCAAGAATCTCAATCATCTGACGGTGCAACACAGGTAGGTTGTACAACTGCGGCGCTGTCTGCGCCAGCTGGAGCACAGCCTGATACTGCACAATCTTCTGCGCCATCGTGGCAGCGTTCGGATCAGACACGGGGATCACGTCCACCATGTCGTAGTCTTCCTTACGGGCGGAGCGACGCGCATCCACTGGCTCGTAGTCGTAGTCCTCTGGGCAGTAGTCAGCGATGATTACCTTGAGCAGCTTGAACTCCTGCTTCATGGCAAAGTGCAAGCGAGACTGAACAGCCGTCATCACCTTGAGCGTGCGCTCCAGAATCGCCAGCGTAGTGCCAACCGGAGCTTGCGAGCCCATGTCGCTGACCTTCATATCACCAGAGGAGGCGAACGCCCGGCCCTCTTGGACGATGTTCTGGAACAGCGCATACAGAACCTGACTTGGCTCCTTGTACGGCAACGGCAAGATGTTGTCACGGATACTTCCGCTCGGTACATCTACGTCTCGGAACTCGCCGGGGGCAATCGGTGTGTCATCACCTTTAATGCGAAGCCCGCGTGATTTAAGACCCCCGGGGAGATTTGACAGAGTGCCTGCATCAACCAATTGGCGGATGAGCATGGTAGCGGACTTAGCGTAACCTCCAATGAGATGGATAAGACCGTATCCGTAGAACCCAAATCCGGGGATGTACTGATAGTGAACAAAATGTTGTCGTTTGAGGTGGAGTTTGTCTCCTTCATACCAATTCCTCCGTATAGCCAAGATTTGGTTAGTGCCCTTCTCAACCGTAACCACGTACGGCAGGGCGATGCCCGTCATCTCACCCTTCTTATTAGTATGCTCAAACCCCTTGAGGTCCAAGTCCACATTCATCTCTAATAGTCTAAACCTATCATCATGCAGCGCCGATAGCCCCATCTCTTCGGCCTTCTGCTTCTCAATGTCGTCCAGCTGGTGCGTCGGCTCGCCGATATCTACGTCCATGTAGAACCCAGCCTCCATGAGCTTGGTGATCTCGTTCTTGGTCTTACGCATAACGTGCGTAACTCGCTCCGCACCTTCAAGACTCGACGCACCGTAAGGCACCACAATATCTTCGGCGGGGATAAACACAGCAACTTGGCGACCCTTGGCCGGATCGTAGTACACCTTCTTGAACGCGCTGCCCGTGATGGGCAACGACCACAACATCTTCTCGTGCTCTGGTCGGTACTCAGTCATCACCTCGGTGAGCTGATAGTTCATATCTTCACGAACTCGCGCAGCGGCTTCTTCGCGCATGCGGTCAACAGCGCCAACGATCTGGGTCTTCACCGGGCCTTGTGCCGGAAACGTCTCCATCATTGCCTCTGACTGAAACCTTACAACTGACTCTGTAAGCATCGGGTGGAACACACCACATGCTCCTTGCCAAGGCTCTGTGCGCTCTTCATACTTCAAACCCAACAACTTCAGGCCATCAACGTAAGTCTGCATCCAGTCTTTACGATCGCCGATGTCTTTGTCGAACTCCTCAACCAACTCAGCACCAAGTGAGTCAATCACATCTGCGTCAATGTACTCAGCCAAGTTGGCATCAAACGTATCCGCAGTTTCTTTGGCGGGCTTAAGATCAATCTCAAGACCGTCCATGCCAATACTTACTGACTCTGGGTCTTCTATCTCAATCTCAATCTCCGGCGCAGCGTTGTCGATCTGGTCAAGACCCTCGGGCGCGGCGTATAAACCTTTGCTGATTGCCATGTTAATTCCTTAAACTGTATAAAAACGTTCGCGCTTATGACTTTTGAACCAATGAATCTCTTCTGGTTCGTCAATGGGCAAACGAAAAAACCCACCCTGCCTAAATCTCATCAACGCGAGTGTGGTCGCATCAACCAAGTCATCGTGTTCGCCTGACGGAAACGCTGCGACTTCATCAACCAATTCTTCGGCCCAGCGCGTTCTGGGTATCCATACCTTACCAGACGCGATTATGTCTGACACTGAGTTCAAGCGGGCAATTTTGTCTTGACCCCTGCTCGGCGTGTATTCTTGCACCGGAATCCCCATAGCCCGCAAGTCGTAGATCAGCGGCGCACCAGACGCCTTCTTCTCCACAATCAGGGCATCCGGCTCGTAGTCGTTGTACTCTTTGAGCACATCCTTCTTGAGTTCCGGAAACTCCACCCGCTTCTTGTAAGTATTTAGTAAGATAATATTTGGCCTATTACCATCCTTGGGATTATCAAAAACCCCCCACGTAGTACTGGCTGAATAGTCCGCTCGCTGGGTCTTCTCAAACGCCGTATCCCAGCTCTGCAAGATAAAGTCACACTGCGGCGGTTCCTCTTCTTCCCACCACTGCCACCAATCGCGCTTAATAATCGCCGCCTCATTACCCACCGGGTTCTGCTGATACTGTGCCTGCCACTTGGAGTTGGGCAACTCCTCCTGCAACGCCGACAACTCCTCCAACGACCAGAACTCTGGCCATAAGGGTAAACCCGAGGGCATGATGGCCGGGAACTCAATGACTTCCCACTGCTCTCCACCTCTTCCGGCAGCAGCTTTGAGCACCTGCCCAGTCAAATCACGCTGCGCCCACCGGGTCATCACGATCACAATCGCCCCTCCCGGCTGCAAACGCTGGCGCGGGCCGGACGTGTACCACTCGTACACCTTATCGAACACATCTGGGTTGGACGCAGCTAGCGCAGCCTCCTGCTCAGAGTGCGGATCGTCAATAATCAGCAGGTCAGCGCCTTTACCGGTCACCGTACCACCCACACCGATCGCAAAATAGTCGCCGCCCTTGCTGGTATTCCACCGGCCAGCCGCTTTTGAGTCCGCACGGAGCTCTAAAGCAGGAAAAAGTTCCCTATAAGCCTCCGAATCCACCAAATTTCGTACCTTCCGGCCAAAACCTGTCGCCAATTCAGCCGTATTGGAGCTCTGAATCACCTTTTTGTTCGGAAATCTGCCCAGAAACCATGCTGGCAGCAGATATGAGGCAAATTCTGACTTGGTATGCCGGGGTGGCATGTTGATAATCAGCCTTTTACACTCCCCGGAGGCCACTCGCTCAAACGCCTTGGCCATAATCTTGTGGTGACGCCCGCCAATGAAGTCCGGCCACACCTTTTCCACGAATCCCATGTACGTGGTGCGGGCCAACTCCTTCTCCATCATCTTCTCGCGGCGATCTAAGTCCTCCAAGATCAACATCTTCTTGGCGTCAGGCAACTTATCGAGCTGGCTCAAGAGAAGTTTCATCTCCTCATCAAGCGCCATCGTAGTTTGCTCAGGTCTCATAAGGCTTTTCCTGCTCAGCGGGCTCATCGGGCTCGGCGGGCTCAACTTCCTCGACCATAGGCAACTTGAGTCCCAACTCTTCGTCGATGTCGATATCAATCGCGCTGGTATTCGCACCATGCGCCAGCAGCATCTTACGCACCTTATCCTTGATGGCCTTATCAAGATCGGCAACTGAGCCATAGTTGATAGTAATCTCGGTCTTCTCTGTGAATAGGCCCACATCGCTGATCTTGCCCAACATCTCTGTGGCCTTGATCTCAATACGCGGGTCGCCACACATAGACAAATCCAACAACTTGTTGGTAATCACCATACGCAGCTCAGATACATCGGCCACCGTATGGGCGTTGTACTCATTGAGCATGGAGCGGATTCTCTCCGCAACATTGCCTTCATATAACTTGGGTGGATTTACGGGCGTGTCCTCGGCCAGCGGATATTTCCTCGGCCTACCGGGCTTGCGCTTAGTCGGCGATTCGGGGGACATCGCTTCTTCAAACTGTTGCTTTGCCTTCTGGGCAAACGCTTGAAACACTTCGTCGGCAACGGCCTGATCGTCAGTGTCTTGCTCGTCTGGTGTTGTAACGAAGCCGGACTCTTCTAATAAGCTCTGCCCGCTGTGCCCGCGCAGTCCTTCTAGGAGCGCAGCAGTGTCGCCCGCTATCTGCATGTTCTCACGCAAAGTCGTTGCTGCCTCCGGAACTAGATCGGTAGGTAGCGGCGTTAGTTTGTCTGGCTCAATATGTAGAGTCATGGAGGAAAAGTAGGGCACTCCAGTAATGCGCGAAATATAACATAAAAAATATACTACCCCCCTATAAATTTTTGGGACTCCTACCGGGGGGTGTTTCCGGCAAGTAAAAATAAGTGTGGTCTAGCCGGAAACGAAAGGGGGTGGGGGGGGGTCAACGTATGCACCCAAATTTATCTCGCCCGCTGTGCAAAACACTGTGTATGTTCCGTACCTCCTTTCCGGTGCGAAATAGGGTGGTGGGGTGGTCTTTCCGGAGCGAAACGATTTTAGTTTGGGGGTATGGCCGGAGAAAGGTCGAATTTTTTTTTCGTCAACCTATGCTGAAAGAACCGGAGATTACCATAAGCTCTCACTATCCTATGCGTTGACATAGGCCATTGACTGCGTTAGTCGCTGTGGGGAATCCACCTAAATTCTGTGGGTTTGATATAGTTAAGCCATGGACAGAGCGTTGCGGCTTTGTCCTGAACATTCCGCCATGTTGTCGGTTTGTTCGGCGCTTATGCCAAACCTTTATTGGAGAAAATGCTATGTCGAAGTCAATCTCTGCGGCTGTTGCTGCTGTTGTGTCCGCTGATGCGGTTGAGTTGTTTCAGGGCGAGCCTGTGAATTCTTCACTGGTCGAAACCCTCGAACAGTTGGGGCGTGAATACTGGGCGGCTGAAGATGCCCGCTCGGTGGCTGAAAAGTCACTCGCTAAGTGTGACGTGTCACTGTTCGACCATGTGAAGGGTTTGAAATACCCTGATTTCATGTTCGTTCGTAAACTGTTCGTTACTGGTTGCCGTGACAAGGGTGCGCCTACTGATGACGCTGCGGGCAAAGTCTGGGAGCGTGCGGTTGGTCGCATTGTCAATTCTTGCGGTTTCATTCGACCAAAGTCTGAATCCAAAGACGCTGAGCGCATTGCTGCAAAGCGGGCGGAGGAAATCAAAAAGTTCGAGACAAAATCGACCGGCGCATTGATTGAGGAAAAGCAAGCAATGCTGGCCAAAGGCGATGTCAAGTCGATCAAGGCGGCGCAAGCTGTGGCCAAAGAAATCGAGCGGCGCGAAAAGCCCGCTTTGGAGGCTGTGGTCAAAGACTGTGCGGCTCTGCGCGATAAGTTGATTGCCCGTGCCAAAGAAGTGGCAAAGCTCGGAACCGATGATTCGGTCGAGTTGTTGATTGCTGCGCTGTCTGCTTTGTCAGTCGAAGCGTAATCGGGGCGGGCACTATGCGTGATGTTCATGCGGTGCCCGCCTACGGGCGGGACTACAAATCTGCGTCTGCTGTCAAAGCAGATTGGTTAGCGGGAAAGGATTTCCGCTGTGCCCTTACCGGTCGCTATTTAAGCGTTCGAGATGGTGTGCTTTCCGAAGTCTGGGTTCGCTATGCGAAGCTGGCTAAGTTAGTGCGTGTCAGTTAATCTCCTTCGGCCTCGTTCGCTTCGGCGTTCGGGGCCGGTTTTTTTTTGGCCTCGAATCTTTCGGGGCTGGCTCGATAGTAGTTATTGTAGCGAGCATCGGGGTAGTTTTATTCTGTATAGCCCGCATAGGATGGTAGCGAGCATCGGGATAGTTCTGCTCTTGCGCGGCGGGCAGGGTACGGTAGCGCCCGCTATGTTCTCTACGATAGTAGTTACAGGGAGCATCGGGGTAGGGTTCGGACAAAGCGACATAGAGTCGGATTGTTCGCTATATAGTTTTTAGTTATGACTTGGGGCGCGGTCATAAGCAAAGAGTCTCACAAAGTGCGGGCATCGCTTAAAAAACAGGCAAAAAAGGCCCTTCTTATATCAAAGCCCGCAACGGGCGCAGCTACCTCGCGAGCATTCGTGCGGGCTTGCCGCTAGTTACGCACCAACACCCCACCATAGTTTTATAAACCTCGGACCTCGATTTTGGCCCAATGCTATAAAAGTGCCATTTCGTTCTTTATAGAAAGTAAACGGCAACTTTCCCCTAACTCGTTGATTTTGCAGAGGTTTCCTTCATTTTTTCTCTCTTACTTACTTACTATTATAAATAATATTTTATAAGAGTGCTTAAACTGTTTACCTGAGTGAGAGGGTACCCCAACTAAAAATCTAAACATAGAAAAAGATGAGAATAGGATGATTTCACAATTTCTCTTTTTCCTTCTCTCCCTATCCCACCGTATGAGCACTCTTATAAAATATTATTAATAAAACCCTCAAAAAAGCTGACAGGTATTGTCAAATGCCCTACTTTGATATACTATGTCGATGGCTTTTATTAATAGCCCGAGTTTTCAACCCAAGGAGAAAATCATGCCCAAACCCAACGGTCGCCCTCAAAAGTACAAGACCGCCGACGATCTGTTCCACAACTGTGCCCGCCACGACGACTGCTACATCTGGCCTGACAAGGTCACGATGACCATGCCCATGCTCGCACCTGCCTCGCCGCTGTCTAAATTGTTTGGTACAACGAGCGTTGCCCGCATCCTATTCACTGTCTGTAGGTTCCCACCTGCCAGCACACGGGTAGTGCGTTGGTGCAACACACGGTTCTGCGTCAATCCGTACCATCACACCGAAGCGGGCGCGTATGTGAAAGAGCGTCGAGCATCGGATTCGCCCACTGCGCTGTTACCAAGTCAGACGGAAAGCCGACATCTGGTTGCACCACCGGACGAAGTGTTGGAGACTTTGAAACCAACCGACCCCGTCATCCTGCGTCATCTGGCAGAGACAGCAGCGCGGGCAGGGTTCGACTGTAAGGGTATACCCGACCATCGCCATACCAACGCGTTCAAGCCGAAGCACATGATCAACGCTGAGACGATCTACGCCGACCCGACTGTTCCTGTGTTGGTGATGCGAAGCATGACGCCCACGCGAGACATCGAGCCCGCCGAGTCCGATGAGTTTTCGTTCGACGATATCGAGGCCAAGCTGGACGATCTGGTTGCCAAAACACCTGTCCAAAAGTCCAAAAAGGTTGAAGCGCAGCAAGTGGACTCCGACGACACAAGTATCTTTGCGGCTATCAGGCGCAGGGAAGAGTGGCTGCGGGCACAGCAGCGCAAGACCGAACACGAGGGTTGAAACGCGAACAGCTACTTGACAATGTCAAGTATGTGTGGTACAATGTACTCTAGGTACATTGATAAGACAGACAGTAATATCTCTGTATCTAGCGGCAACAGACATTCCGTCATGTTGTCGGTTTGTTCAACCTTTATTGGAGTAATGTATGACACAAGATGATCTCGATGTTCACCACAAGAGAGTGTGCGACGCAGTGCAGCTATGGGCAGACGGCCTTATTACCGACCTTGAGTTCTCCGTGCTCATGGCCGAAGACCGCAAAGCCTTGCCCGCCAATGCAAACCCTGCGGGCTTGATTGACCCCAACACGGGTCTGCTCTACCCAACCAAGTAAGGAGTCAGCAATGTTTACTGATACCGAACGCCTTGTCCGTGTGACTGTGATGGTGATTGCAGTCATCGTTGTGCTTCTTGACCTATTCGTCTGGAGGCCACAATGAGTATTAAGTTGCACCCTCTTGATCACAACCTGCTCGTCGCTTTACAAGGTATCAGGGAGGCGCAGGATACCGCAGCCAAGTATCCACCGCACCGTGAAGACTGGATTGACGCCATGATGTATGGCTTGCTCTTTGGTACGCCCGATGAAATCTACCGCACGCAAGTCGCTGCCACGAAAGAGGCTGAGGAAGCGGGTCGTCCGTTCACGCCTGTGTTCTGGGCGGCAACTGAAGCGGGCGCTGAGCCTGTGCTTACTCTTTGGAGAATCAAATGAGATACCTAGCTAGAGAATACGATGTCGATGACAGCACGGACTTCCGTGACTGTGGGCTGTGCGGAGACGATGTTCACATCGCCCGTTGGCGACTCGGCTATCACACATGCCACACCTGTGGCGACCAGATTGCGACTGATGCCCGCCGTGTGTGGTGCGTCGTGCAAGAGTACGGGAAAGGGCCGTATCAGTTAGTGACCCAAGCGTCTGCACCAAGGACTCTGAAAGACACTAATCAAAAGTCCCCTCGATCATGACAAACCGACATGGTGTCGGATTGTTCTACCTGTTTTATTAAGGAAGATCTAAATGGCTAACGAAATGAATCTATCACGCCGCGTAAATTTCGCGGAGACTGTTGACATACTGCTCAACTCTGGACACAACTCAGTACATCTAACGGGCGAGCCGGGCGTTGGGAAAACTGCGATCCAAGACGTAATTGTCGCTAAGACAGGTTACAGGAAGGTGTATATCGACGGGCCCAATACTGACGTGGGTCAGGCGGGCATGCCGATACCCAACCACACCTCGCGGACGCTGGACTTCTATCCTGCGGATTACTTCGGGCTGCACACTAACGAGCCGCTGTGCATCATGATTGATGAGTGGACTAAGACCGATGACTATGTGCGGAACACGCTGCACCCACTGCTGCACGAGCGACGCCTCGGCAACTTCAACTTGCACCCTGACTCGATTGTCTTCACCACTGGCAACATGGACGCTGATGGTGTCGGTGACTCGGCCAAGGCGCACACACGCAACAGACAAACATGGATGACCTATATGAAACCCACTGCTAAAGAATGGTGTGTTTGGGCAAACAACAACGGCGTACAGCCAGAGGTTATTGCTTGGGTACACGAGTACGAACATTGCATGCTCTCTTACATGGATGGCGGGCAGGACAAGAATCCGTACATCTTCAACCCGAAGGACGCGTCGCAGCTTGCGTTTGTATCACCACGCTCGATGTTCAAAGCATCGCACTGGGTGGCCAAGCGGGCATCACTTACCGATAACGCGTTCATTGGTTGTCTCGATGGGACTATCGGGTTTGCGGCATCGCGTGATCTTCAGGCGTTCATTCAACTGGCAGATCAACTGCCAACGCGTGAGGCCATTGAGACTTCGCCCGATACGGCGCTTGTGCCCACATCACCTGCTGCTCAGTGCATCTTGATGTTCAAGGCAACTGCTGCTGTAACGCGGGAGAACTTCGCCACTTGGATGCGGTATGTACGCCGTATGCCCAAAGAGACTCAGGCGGTGTTCATCAACTCCTTGTTGGAACTCAAGGATAAGAAAGCATGGGCGATGGTTCATCCATCGTTCGTCACATGGGCTCGCGAGAACCAGTATATGTTTGCTGGCCTCAAGGGATAAACCGACAAGTTGTCGGATTGTTTGTATTAACCAAGGAAATCGAAATGTCTAAACGACCATTTGTAACGCAGTATTTCACCGAGCCCGATTCGTCTGGCAAACGCCCCGCATCAATGGGGTACGCCGCATCCGTTCAAGGTGCAAGGCGCAACATGGCTGTCCGTATCGTGATGGGCCAGTATGGGTTGGCAGTCGTCATCGACCGCGACACCCGAGGTGTCATGGGCATCATGCGCCGCACCAAGATGGGCTTGAGTATCAAGGACACACCAGTGCAGGAGGTGACAGCATGAAAAATGTTTATCAAGCAGGGATGCAATTAGCCAACGCGTTGCGTCTTATAGGCAGACACGAGGATGCCCATGCTGTCGAGGTTTGGGTGTTGGACTTAACAAAGGGAGAAAGCAAATGATTGAGTTCACTGTATTGGAGTTGACGCTTATCGTGATGTGTATTGGCCTGTTCGTCTACGGCATGCACTATCGCAGTAAGTCAATCGCGATGTTTCACTTAGTCTCTGCCATGTGCAGGGATGACTCTGTGTTCAAGAAAGTAAAGCAAGCACACGACTTAAGGGAGGAAGTATGACTATCGAAACAGGTGGACAAGCGTTCCCAAGCGTTACTGATCTTGGCATGACTTTACGTGATTACTTTGCAGCTAAAGCTATGCAGAGTTTGACTACGCAGTATCGTGAGATGTTTATGGACAACACGCTTGAGGATTGGGTAGAAGAAGCTGTCCCTGCTCTAGCAGTGGAAGCTTATGTTTGGGCAGATGAAATGATGAAAGCGAGGAGAGTATGAAAACATATGGAGTAGAACTTAAACGCACGAGTTATATCTTTGTAACCGTGGAGGCCGAGAACGAAGATGATGCCGAGAAGCTAGCGTGGAAACATA